TCGGACACCTGATCCTGCTGGCCACCAGTCGGCAAACCGTAGGGCGCGTTGTTGTCGGCCATGATGATCACGCCAGCACTGGTGGGCCCAGCCGGATTGCGCACACCCCACGCCCGCGTGATGCCAGCCAGCGCGAGCGCCCAGCCCGCATAGTCGCCGGGGCTTCCACCTCGGGGCACACGCGACAGGCGCTGAATCAGGCGATACAGCGCCTCGGGATCGCTCTCCACGTCCGCACCGCCGCTCATGCCGCTGCATATGAAAGTCGGGTCAATGCCATCAACCGACGAAACCAGCGTCAGCTCGGTCCCTGCGGCAATGTTGCCTGCCGCACCCACCTGCACCGCGATGAGCTGGACCGTCAGCACACCGCCCACCACCGTCGCATCTGCAGTGGTCCGCAAGATCTGGCCGAATGGCGATTGGATGAGCGTGCCCTCTGCCAGGACGGTGCCGTTGACGCCAGTGCCTGGCGCCTGGCCCGCAGCCGCAGCCGCTTCCTTGCGGTCCATCTTGTAGGTGCGCAGCCACTCGGTCAGGAACTTGCCTGAAGACGTGCCTGGGATGGCCTGGCGTGCCAGGAAGTCGCGCATGTAGCGGTAGGCCCCATGCAGGCCCACGCCCTGCACAAATGCCAGCGCCTTGATGTTCGACCTGGCCAGCTCCAGATCGGAGGGCAGCACGGTCTTGGGGTCACTGGCCTGCACGGCCTGGGCAAGCGCCTCTTGCAGCAGCCGGGCCACGTTCTGCGTGGTCTCGCTGATGCTGGGAATGGGCACGTTGAGCAAGGACGTCATCAGGCAGTGCCTCGGGTGATGGTGGTGCCCCACAGCACGTCATAGACCGGCGTTTGGCGCTCGGGCTGGTAGATCTGGGGGCGGATGGCCAGGCGCTCGCCGTTCGTACCCACCCATTCAGCCGTCACCACCACCAGGCTGGCCACCTCAGTGCGCACCATCCAGGCCAGCGCCTCTTGGGCCGCAAACCGGGCGCGCTCCAGCAGGTCGGCGGTGGACTTGCCATGCCAAAGCAGCCACAGGTGCGATCCCCATGGATCGTCAGGGCTCATGAACTCATCACCGACCCAGCCGCGCCGGTCAACAACGCCACGCGGCAGAACGTCGTCGCGGCCAGCGCGGCGATCAGTGAACAAGCTGTGAAGGATGGCGGTCTGGAGGGTTGGCTCCAGCTCAAGCGCAAAGGTTTGGAGCTGCTCGACGTAACTGGCGGGCTTGCCGTCTGGCGCCTGGTAGTCCGTCCACGGGTAGGCCGTGGCAGGCAGCGGTGTCAGCAGGCACCAGTCGAAAGGCACCCCAAAAGAGGCGCCTTGCTGGACTTGTGAGGGGCGGGTGGCAATGTCAAACATAACCAGGTCAGTGTCCCAACCTGGCAGGCCCGCGTCGTGGGGAAACGCTTCCCCAGGGACGCTAAACGGGTGGGTCGCTGATCTCGGTGCCGCGCTCGATGCCGCCGTGCTCGTGGGAAGTGGAGGACTTACCGGCAAACATCACGTCGGTGAGGCCCACCACCGTGTCAGCAGTGGCGGTGCCGCCCACGACCTGGTCGCCGCTGCTGGTCACCGTGGGCGTGTTGAAAACCACCTCCGCGCTGGCATTGACCACAAAGCGGGCGCAGTTGGCCTCAATCACGCCATCGTCCTTCAGCGTGAGCCGGTGGCCATCCTTGTGCCACACGCACACCTCATAGGCGCCCAGCTCTGGGCGCTCCGCCAGGCGGTCAACCCGCAGGATGAAGGTGTGGCCACCGAACTCGATGCGCAGCCCTTCGCCGTCCACTGGGTTGGCTGCAAAGCCATAGTCCTGGTGCCGCTCGACGCCATCACGGGCATCGGGCCCAAAGGCTTCAATGCGGCCCGTCTGAACCTTCCCTTCCTTCAGGCCGCGAATCCGGGCCCGGCGCAACAAGTTCCAGATCATCGGGGCTGCCCCTCAACCTTGGCCCCATCGCGGCCACGGCCCCGATCGGCCTTGCGGTGGCGCACTCTGGTCTTGAGCGGCACGGTGTCATAGGCCTCAATGGGCCGAACCTCGACCACCGTCATGGCGCCGCCTTTCAGGTCACAGGTTTGCGTCGTTGAGCAGATAAGCCACTCGTCACCATCCAGGCCAGCGATGTCGTCATAGATTGGCACGCGGGCATTGAGCGGCCAGGGCTTGCCGTTGTTCAGCCAGCCCTCCAGCGTGTATCTGAAGCCGTAGGCATGCCCACGCCGCACGCGGGCCGAGTGGTCGGCCAGAGACTGCAGATCGGCCTGGGTCACGTTGCCATCGGCATTGATCATCAAAGGGGCGTAGCGGTTGATCTCGCTGTCCTTGGCCACCGCCTTGACCTGGCGGGCCGAGTCAAAGTCCCCGGCGACGTTGCACTGGCCATAGACCACATATTCAGAATGACGGTGTTCATCGCTGCCGATCCCTTCCATGCTGATCACGCCCTGGCCACGGCGTATGGCGCCAGGCGCCTTGGCCGTGCCAGCCTTGGTCAGCAGCAGGCGGCCACCGCCATCGGGCACCGCCAGAATGCCCCGAAGGCGGCAGGCGCGGGCGATCGCATCAAGGCAGCTCTCGCCCAGGTTCAGCTTGAAGTCCTGGATCACGGCGCCCAGGTCCACGTCCACCTTCACGTCGATGCCGAAAGGCCCCGCCAGATCCTTGACGATGCGATCCAGCCTCACATTGCGCCACTGGCCACCCTTGTGCAGCGCCGAGCTGCGCACGAAGTCACCCGTGCGATCGCGGCCCGTCACGCGCAGGCCGCAGTCCTTGGCGTCATAGAACGGCTCAGCGGCCAGCACGTAGCCGGTGATGACGACCTGGTCGCCCACCAGCACCTGGACCTCGTCCTGGCGCTTGATCAGGGGCGGCTGGCCAGGCACCAGGCTCACCGGGATGCTGAAGGTGCCCGCGATCGCCTCCAGGCTGCGCGAGATCTGGCTTTGCTGCCAGCCCGCCCACGTCTGGCCACCCGTGCGCACGGTGATCACGGGTTGGTCACTCATGCATCACCACGCGCAGCGTTTGACCAGGCGGCACCAGCATCGGGTGCTCAATGTGCGGGTTCATCGTCATCACCTCGTCCGCCCAGCGCACGGTGCCATAGATCAGGTAGCTCACCTGCCAGATCGACATCCACACCTGGGGCGTGTACGTGGTCAAGCGCACCTGGTCGCGGCCGCGAGCCTGCAGATCGCCCAGGCCAGCAGACAGCAGGGCCAGCACCGAATCGTGCCAACTGGTCGAAGCCAAGCCCGTTGGCGCCGCGCCCGTGCTGGCGCCCATCAGCAAGCCCGTGCAGCGCCCGTACAGCAGCGCCCGCTGCCTGGTGGTCTCGTCGTAGCCGCTCAGCTCGTCGGCGGCGATCGCCTCCACCCAAGCCGCCAAGGCCAGGGTATCGACCAGGCGATCCACCGAGGCGTTCAGGCCCGCCAGCGTGCGCCTGGCCGACGTGTCCACGCCCAGGGCCTCGGGCACGCCCAGGCCCAGCATGGCGGGGTTGCCACCTGAAGCCGGGATCACGGTTTCAAAGTCGTTTTGACGCAGGCTTGCACCCAGGCCGAAGATGCTTTCAAAAGTGCTTCGATAGGTGCTGGCTGCACCGTCCGCCAGGTCGGACGGCAGCGCGAACAGGTCGCGCATGCCCCCGGCCAGGGCCGCAGGCGAGGCCACCAGGTCACCCACGCCACTGCGCAGCACCTGGTAGGAGCCGGTCAACGCGTCGGTGAACTCGCTTTGCACGCTGGTCAACTGCTTGAGCTGGGCCCAGGTGCCATCCATGACACCACCCAGCCGATCAACCACACGCGACTGCACCCAGGCCGGGGCCGTCTTGAGCGAGAACTCGGCGCCAAACTGGTCAACGGCCGCCGTCTTGGCCGCATCGGCCGCCATCTTGGCCTGTGCCTGCGTGTTGGTGCTGGCCACCGGCAGGCTGCGGGCCTCGGCACGCACAAAGGTCAGCTCAAAGCGCACCACGCCACCCTCGCGCAGCGGGGCCTCGGTCATGGTGAACTTGTCGGCCACAAAGGCGCGCATGGTGCCCGCCGTGGGATGCACCAGCACACCGTCACCAGTCAGCACCTGGCGCAGCGCCTCGCGGCGGTCCTGGTAGTCCGGCCCGATCACATAGGCGCTGAACTTGAGCACCTCCGCGCCCTCGCCCATGCGGAACACCTGGGGCAGATCCTGGAACGGGTATTCGCGCAGCACCACGTTGTCACCGGCCTGCACTTCGATGGAATCCACCTGAAAGGGCACGCCCCGGAAGGACGCCTGCTTGAGTTGGTCGAGCCAAGACATCTCAACCCCCCGACATCGACGCGAAGCTGCCAGGGTTGGTCGCCCCGGCGTCAACGCGAATCAAGGGCAGCGGCGACAGCACCGAGGTGGTCACCCCGTAAGTCCCCTCGCTGGTCAAGCGCACATCCACCTGCAGGCGGCCTTCACCAAGCTGCACCGTGGTCTGGCCACCGGCACCCACAGAGCCCATGGCCGAGCCGTTGGGGGCAGTCAGACGCACAAAGTCGCGGCTGGGGTCGGCCTG